AATGAATATTGCTTTTGCTGTAAGTCCGATTGGTCTTTTTGTAATAGGGGTAACTGCTTTAGCTGCTGGAGCGGTCTTTCTTGCTGAAAATTGGGATACAGTAGCAGAAGTATTTTCAAAGGTAGAAGAGGTATTTTCAAAAGTTTTTAATATGATTTCAAAATCAGAACTTATAAAATCTATTACTGAGGGTATAGATATTCTTGTTAATAAAGTAAAAAGTATTGGTAATGCTTTTATTTTTGTGTGGAAAAAGCTTCAACCTATTATTAAGGCATTTGCAACTATTGCGAATATAAAAAACGTTGTATCAAATTTATTATCAAAAGGACTTGATGCAATTGGGCTTGAAGATGTCAAACCATCCACTTTAATAGAAACAGTAAAAACTCAACAACGTGAAGGTCTAGAATTGATTCAAGCCACAACTAGACAGCTTGAATCAACATTTAAAGGCAGGCTCGATATAGCTGGAGCACCAGAAGGCAGTACATTCACACCTAGCCCTGGCGGCGGTAACGATATCGATGTGAATCTTTTAGGATCTGATGAATCAGTACCTGGTGTTTAAATCACAATCTACATATTAAAATAATGGGAATTATAAGCGACATTGTTGACTTGCTCACAGAGGACGGGAAACCAAAGAACTGGAAAGAACGACTCAGGGAAGAAATTACTTTAACCTCACCCAAAGGCACAGAATACACGGCAAATTGGCGTGGTAATCCTATTTCCATTACAAACAGTGTAGCAATCCATGAATTCCCAGGTATTCAAGGCGCACGAGTTCAAGACCTTAGACCAGGGGCGTTTTTATATCCTCTCACTTTGTTTTTCACAGGAAAAGACAATGATTTAGATGCAACTCTATTTATGTTCTCAATTCGAGATGAGCAGGGAGTATGGGAAGTCGAACACCCAGTCAAAGGCCCATTATTTCTTACCCTTCTTTCAGCAGAAGAACAAGTGCAACCCGTAACAGGTGGAGGAACCACAACCATAGAGACAACATGGATTGAAGGGCTTCCTGACTCAAAAACAGAAAGTGCGGCACGATTACAAGCACAGACAGAATTTCAAGCTAGTATTGCAAATTTGGACTCAGCGGCCCAGTTTGCACTAACAGTACTACAAGATACAGCCTCACAAGCTCAAGCTATGATTTCATCAGTAGGGCAAGGAATCAGTAAAGTCAAACAATTATTGAGAGTGGTTGAAAATGCTCAGATTATAGACCCTCAAATCTTTGCGATAGAAGCAGCCATCAATAACACACTGGCAGAAGATCTCATTGACACCACAAAACTTGCCGGACAAGTTCAGGCATTCGTTCAAATTTTCGGGTTAGGACAAAACAGCGCCAGTGATGCCGTGGCTATGTATGAAGATTTCACAAACTCAATATTAGAAATAAAACCTGTTCAACCTTCTCAAGAAGGTGTTTCAATCATTGCAGTATCAGAGCTTTATGCAAGCGCTGGAATTGTTGCATCAGGCCAAGCCGCACTAATTGGAGGCATAACAAGTCGTCAGCAAACCGTCACCACTGCAATAAAACTAGGTAATATATTTGATAACGTTACAGACGTACTTGATGAAACGCAAACATTGTATGGAGATGAATTCATTGATCGCCAATACTTCAGTCAGTCCATAAGTTATGGAAGCTCGTTGGTAATGAATTCATTGGCACTGCAATTTCTATTATTTAGTCTATTTGGATTGCCTTCTGAGCGTATTATTGTACTTAAAGAAGATAAAGCGACACCACAGATAACACATGATGAATATGGAAGTATTGGAAATGAACGTAGTGATACCGGAAATATTGATTTATTGATTGAAAGCAATAATCTTCTTGGTGATGATATCTGGTTGCTTGAAGCAGGAAGACAGGTGCTTATTTATCAGTGATAGATTTAATTTGAAAGTAAATATTCTTTACTGTTTCAGTTGTTATTCGTTCTTGAAGAGGTCCTGTTATTACTCCTGTTTTATCATAAAGTTCAGAAAGTATATCTCCATCACATCTCTGATCTTGAGAAAGTTTATAATTCTCAATTGCAGCGTTCCATATCTTTTCTCTATTTAAAAATTCTTCTCGACTGATAGGATTTTCATTAACACTATCTCTCCTGTACCACCCCTCAAAATTCAAAGCCTCCTTGATTTCGGTGAGCCAGGATTTAGTGATACAGAAATAACCTAAATCACCGAAATTAACGCATTCAGTATTTTTAGGCATATCATCAAGTGATTTATCTTCTTGGCACAATTCACCATCAAGTTTATTTTTTCTCAAAAACTGAGCAATATTAAAATTCTCCTCTGTAATCTCAGAATAATTAATTTTCAATCGATATTTTTTCATGGTTTTAAATAATTGAAAGGTTATAATTAATGATGTCCATCTCAAGGGCACTTGGTTTGATTTCAAAACTAACAATTTTTGTTGCACGAGAATCTTTTATTCTATCTTCAGTCAGCCAAAATTTTACTTTTTCAGATCCGTGAGTCTCGATAACTTTTTTAATCTCTGATTTTTCTTTTTCATTGATGAATGCTTTTTCAATTGCTTCTTCAGCAGTCATGTTCTCAAGTATAAATGAAGCAAGAGCGAATGTTTGCTTACTTGTAATTTTCTTATACTTAGCTCCGAAAGTTGATCAAATGGTTTCGCAAATACTATTTATTTTTTCATCATTGAAACTCTCAACAAGTGCAAGAAATTCAATATTTCTTTCATTTTGAGATTTGATCATCCACTGAAGAAAGCGTAAATCTGAATCTTCAGTGTTTTCTTTTTTATATTCTTCTAAACTTTCTTTTGAGTAGTCGATATGCATTTTGTTTCTCCCGTTTAAGTTAATCAATTATTTAGTATGTCTAAGAATAACAGTATTAATTATTATTGTCAACAATAAAATACGTATCATGTCATTTATTATCAAACTTTATTTTTCACAAAAAGTTTATTATAATAAGTTTCAACCAAACAAGGAGAATATGGCAAAAGCAACCCAAGGCCAACAATACACAGTTCAAACAGGCGACACGCTCCCCTCAGTAGCTTCACAAGCCTATGGCGACCCTGCCAAACAGGAACTCATAAGAGATGTCAACCAGACTAATATCATATTTACAGACGCCGAGGATTTAGCTTCTGGACAAGTTTTATTAATTCCTTTTGATAATGAGAATCAAGCTCTAAGACAAGCACAACTTCAACGGGGGCTCACCTAATGGCTCAAGACTTTGATTTCAAAATTGAAGGTGAAAATGTACCCACTGAATCAGCACGTCTAATTCGTACGATGGACACCGCTGCCGATGGATTCAGTGTCGATGTTGTTATCACTCAGAAAAACGAACCTGAGCTTTATGAAAAAATAAGACCTTATCGTTACACTCCTGTAACTGTCAGCCTTGAAGGCGAACTGCAACTAACCGGAGCACTCACAAAACCGACTCGTTCAAAATCAAAATCTAATATTATTACAACTCTCAACGGTTTTTCAATCACCTTCAATTTCATAGACTCTGATATTGCCAAGACTTATCAATTTAACGGACTTCAAAGATTACATGATATTGCAATCCAACTTGCAAAGGCAACCGCTACAAAAGTGGAGTTTGCGACTGAATCAGGGGGATCATTTAACAGCCCCACCGCAAGACGTGGTCAAAGTGCATTTGAATTTTTGGCACCTATGGCACGTAAAAGAAGCCAAGTGATGAGCTGCACGCCCCAAGGCGCTCTTTTATTCAATATTGCAAACACAACAGGTCAAACAGTTGGAGTTATTGAAGAAGATAATCCTGATTCATTATTACAAAAAGAATTTTCAGTTAGTTTTGATGGTCGCAAAAGATTCAAAACCTACAAGGTAATCAATCAAAGTCCTTTTGGGGCATCCAATGCACTATCAAGCGATGACAATATAAAACAGCCACGGCACAAGGTAGTTCAGACCGATGATGTAGCAGGGCAAGCACAGGAAATAGCTGACTTTCAAAAAAACCGAACCATTATTGACGCTCTTACAATGTCTATTCCTATTGTGGGATGGAACGCTCCTGACGGTTCTTTATTAATTCCAAATACACTAATTACAATTAAGTCAGAAACGATGTTTGTACCTGATGGATTCACCTTTATAATCAGGCAAGTTGAATACATTTTTGAGAAAAATAATAAAAGCTCAGTGATCAGTATTATTCCACCAAATGCTTATACGGAAAATACAGTTGTAGAACCGTGGTTTGAGTGATATAAGGGGATATGGGAAAATTTAAAAGTTGGTTTCAAGATAATAAAAAAAGAGGATGGGGAAGAAAGACTAAACAAATTGATCAACAAGCATTTGAAGCTGGAAGATATAGTGAAATTGAAAAGAAGTATGTTGAGTTGATGAAAGACGAAGGAATCAAGGCTGTTTCTTGCTGGCAATTTAATGAGTGAATATATATGAGTATGGAAATAGGAAAAATATTAAGAAGTTTCATTGGTAAAAACCTTGACTCCACAGTCGAAACTCAACTTTTCCAAGCAGAACTAGCAGAGGATGGCGACCAACAGACCATTGAAGAGCTTCACATACCAGGCTTTCAATATCGACCCGCAGCAGATAGCCGCCCTTTTATTGCAAGGGTAACGGATGCCTGGAAGATATGTTTAGGAATTGATGATTTTATTACAAAGGAAGTTATTAATGAGGGTGAGCGTTTAATTTATGCCGATGCATCCGGGGCAATTACAACTAAAATTCATCTTAAAGCAGATGGTAGCATTGACATTGAAACATTATCAGCAGTGAATGTAATAGGTGATGTGATAGCTGATGGCATTAGCCTGAAAACTCATTTTCATCAAGGGAACTTAGGATTCCCAGTAGGCGCACCTATTCAATCCGGCGGAGGAACCACGCCAAGTAGTTTACCAACCGCCAATGCAACAGGAGAAATTATTGATGGACCTGGAACAAATTTAAGCACTCACACTCACTCACAAGCGAATGATACTGGAGGAGACACAGAGCAAGATACAAGCGCGCCGCTTTAATAATCACAGGCAGGGCTGAAAATAACTGATTGTCCCTTCTCCCGTTCAGCTAATTTTGACCCTGCCATGTATGGGTTGATATTATGAAAATTAAATATTTGATTATTATCTTATTGTTTTTGACGAGTTGTGTTTACATAAATCATTATTCAAAAATATATGACAATTCTAATAATGAATATTCGGCAATGTTAGCACCAGGTTGCCTGTCTAAGAACCCTAAGATTTTAAATTATTGGGATAAAATCGAATTCCTTGGTCCAAAAGTTTTTGTTTATTTTAAAAGCGGTCTGATTGTTGATTATAAATCAGATTGTATATATGTTATGAAGCTATCACCTGTACCGAATAGTATTAAACTAATTATTCCCAAAAAAGAAATAATATGAAAGCAAAATATAAAACTAAAAAGTATAAAGCTATGGTTTTAAAAGAGCATAATGAAGCTATGAAAGAGGCTGAAGGGCAAGAAAGATATACGACAGCGGAAGTGGATGCTATGCTTCTCAAAATATTATGACCGATCTATTTGACGGAGATCCATACATCACAATTGATGAAAACGGCGCAGAGTTTACCTTTGTTGGAGGTCAACCCGTCATGGATCAGGGATTTGAAAATCATGTTAATATCGCTTTGCTGACAGAGCCAGGATGGTGGGGTAATGATTTAGAACCCGTGGCTTCAAGGAAAATTGCATCAACATATATTGCTGAGTCACGAAAACCAATTAATAGACAAATGCTTCTTGACGTTTCAAAAGCCGCAGAATTAGACGTTAGTGGAGATGAATTTGAATTAGTGCTTGCAGACACGGTAAATCGAATCTCTCAACAAGTTGATACCGGAATTGTATACACGCCGACTTCCAGAGACGCAGAAAAATTATTATTAACGAGAAGTGGTCAAAATTGGATTTCACAGCGTGATAATCCGGCACATGAGCAGGTTTAAAAATGGATGATGAAACCGAAAAACTTGAGAAAGAAGCCTTCAACGATTGGTGGAATGTAGCATCAAGTCAATATCCTATTAAAGACCCTAAAACATTGGCATTTGAAGCATGGCAGAAAAGTAGAACATTGAAGCCGTTGGAGGATAAATAAAATGGCAGCATTCCCCGCAGCAATAGAGCTTTTCAATACTTTTCTAGCCAAGTTTGAGAGTAAAATCAATCAAGACAGCCCTCTTAATGATAAAGCTTTCTTAAGGATTGAGTCAAAAAATCAAGCGATTACTGCCGTTCTGCTTCAAAAAGAAGTCATCAAAGCCCAAAAAGAAAATCTTGCAATAACCGCAAGTCGTGAAGGTTTAATCAGTATTGGCTCAGAATATGACCTACCGATTAAAGATGCGGTTTCAACTGTTCTCAACGCCACCCTTCCAGCAACTTCAGGTTCAGGAGCACAAGTTCCAGCAGGTACAAATTTCACAGGTGACAATAATGGGATACTTTATTTTAATGGCGACATCGCTACAGAGGTTGCTGGAGTAATAACCCTTCAACTGACATCACGAACCGCAGGCGTAATCGGTAATTTACCTGATGCTGATACCCTCACAATCTCAAGACAAATTCCAGCAGTTGAACTCACAGCAACTATTACTAGCACAGAAACCACTGGAGCCGATGAGGAGGAAACAGAGGTTTATCGTCAAAGAGTGCTTGATATCATTCGAGCCCCAGGAGGCGGTGGAAACTCCGCAGATTTTAGAAACTGGGCTCAAGAGCAAGAAGGCGTAACAAGGGCTTTCCCTTATTCTGGCGTGGCTTTTGATGATCCTTTATTTCCAGGCGGTAGCCCTCCTGACAGAACAGTCTATGTTGAAGCAGATACAAGTATAGATATTGATGGAATTGCACCCACTTCATTACTTGATGACACTAAAGATACAATTATCACAGATCCTGATACCAACCAACATAGACAGCCTCTTGGTCTTACAAATGATACTCTTTTTGTCGTTTCAATCCGTCGAACTGATATTTTCACTGAAATTAGAAACGCTACTTTTTTGACAGGGACCGAGTCACAAGTTAAAGCTGATATTGATACAGCCCTAACAAACTATTATTTGAGTTTGCAGCCCTTTGTTGAGGGTCTTGACATTGATGAGGATAGGAATGATTTAATCACAGATCTAACGGTATCACGAACGGTACAGGATATTTTAAGCGCAAATGGAGCCAGTGCGGAGGCTGTTGCTTTTGGTTTAATTCCATCATCCTTTTTACCGTCCTATCAACTAGGGCAGGGGGAAAAGGCGAAAAATGCAGGGGTTACTTATGTTACTGTTTAAGAGGGGAAAATTATGAAACCAATTAGACCAAAAGTAGATATGCGGTGTTCACATTGTCATTTTTTATGGAAAGGAAGTGCTTGGACGCTTAAATGTCCAAGTTGCAAAAATTTGTTAAGCGCCATTTTTTCAAGTATCTGTTAGGGAATTATGACAACCTTCATGAAACAATTTGTAGACCTCATTTATCCAAGCGGTCCAGCCCATGAGCCAAAAGAAGGCGGTTTCATGGATTTATTTCGTGAAGGAATCGCCGATAATATTGATGTAATCAGAGCCGATGTACAAGACACTAAATTCATAAGGAATCCAACCACAACACCAATTTTTGATGATTTAGAACGTGAATATGGAAGTGTTCAAAATACAAGTTTAAGCCTCTCAGAACGTATTGAGATCTTAAAAGCAAGTCGTTACAAAATGGCGACTACAGGCAATGATGATGATTTACAAGGCTTATTAGATAACTCTGGATTTGCACTCAATGTTTATAACAATTCTCCAGATGGCCCTGCCGTTGATCCCGCTATTTTTCTTGATCAGAACTTTCAAATGCAAGCGGGCGACTTAACCAATGATTTTGCAGGGCAAGACGATGCGTATGCAGGTAGAGATGGAGGGGATTTACTTGTAAATGGTAATATATTTGAACAAAGGCAAGATTTTTTTGGGGCTGGCACTGTGTGGGCGGGTAATGATAATGCAGTTGCGGGATATTTTGAACAATTAATACAAACTCTGATAGAATACGACATCCCAACAGATCCTGATGATTGGCCTCTAGTATTTTTTGTAGGAGGTGCCGCCACTTTTGCAGGTGATGGAAGTTTATTGACAATTGAACAAGGTTTAGTTCCATCTCCCACGTAACAAGCGTCCACTAAATCTTGAAATGACGCTATT